CTTGCGTCCCAAGCTACTGCATTAGAGCTTGAGGTAATAGCTACTTGGCTAATATTAGCTGAAGTAGAAGCTGTAACTTTTTTAGGCATAGTAACAAACTGGTTTTCATCTATTGAAATACCAGGAGTTGTACCTACTGCTGAACCAAGACCTATAACCAAATCATCAGCACTATCATCAAGTCCTACATAGTAGTCTTGAGCATTACCGTCAAATACTATTTTAGTATCTTCGGCTGTTGCATCACCTATCGTTAGCGTTGGGCCATTTAAAGTTAAACTGTCGGAAAGTTGTAAATCGGTAAGCACATCTAAAACTGCTGCTCCCGCACCTGCTCCGTCTAATTGAACTATAGCCACCTTGCCAGCAGCAATAGTTACGTTAGCTCCTGAGCCTTGTGAAATAATAATATTTTGAGATCCACTCGTAGCGTTTTCAATTATTTGAACTCGCTTCATAGTATTTGGACCAATCGTAATCGTACAAGCTGAATCTAACGTGCCTGTATATTTAAGATACATGGCTCGACCAGCATCTGCTGATCCATCTGCGACTGTAGTTGTATGAGTATCTGCGTTGGTGGTAATAGCTTCAGTACCTATACCGAGAGCTTCACCAATTAATTCTAAGTTGGTATTTGTAGAAGTACCCCAAGTTCCGCTTTCGTCACCTGTAGCGATTTCTTTGAGTCTTAAATTATTTACATAAGTTGCCATTTCTTACCTCTGAGCATTTATTATGCCATTTTAAATTGCTTATTGTATATTAAATTATGCAGCTACGTCTGTCCAATTAGGCGTCTGGGATTCGTCAATATCTTGCCATTTAAATATATGGCCTAGTTCTCCTGTAGCTGATACGCCTGTAATAGAAATATTTGCTTTGGCTGCTACCGTTGGATTAACAAACGGATCAGATCCATTCATTTGAGCAACAAGATCATTAACATTAAATCTATTATCTGTAATGGTGCTAGCTGTTCCTATAGCACTTGTTCCTGCTACGCCTGTAACTGCAACATTAGCCTCACCATCTACATCTACTGATACTGAGCCAAGAGTTGATGTTAGTCCTGCAACTGATGCTACAGCTTGACCGTTTACTCCAGGCGCACCTAGAGCAGATGTGGCCGCTAGCCCACTTACGCTAATATTGTTAGTAGATACAGTTGTCGGGGTTCCAACCGCTGATATGCCAGCAAATCCATTAACTCCGATTTGACCGCCCGCTTCTACTGCAAGACCGCCATTAGTAGCTGTTGCTGATAGACCGCTAGGTAATACTTTTGCTTTAGCTACAACTGATACAGTGCCTAAAGCAGATGTTGCCGCTGAAGGCGCTGAAAGGGTAACGGGGATGGGTTCGCCCCAGGTTAATTGACCCCAGGTGCCTCGACCCCAACCGTTAATGATAGCCATTTAAGGCTAGGCGATTCTTATAATCGCTGTAGAAGCTGCTGCTGCTGGGAATACAATAGTGAAGTCTCCAGCGGTAGATGTTTTATCGCCACCAAAGTCAATTGTTGCTACTGATTTATTACTGTCAGAGCTGTTATAAATCATACACCCTCTAGCAGTAATAGTAGCGGTACTAAAAGTCAAATCACCAAAATCAGTAAAAGCTGTAGTACCAGAACTTGTAGGTGCAACTTTAGTTAAAGTTCCTCCACCTGAAGAATAGTTAGTACCAGATGCTTGACCTGTAGTGGTAAAAGAAGTTGTGGTAGCTCCTAAAGTAGCTGATGAAGTATACAAAGCTAATTTAAACGCATCTCCATTGGTAGCAAAATTATGATTGCCAAGAAGAAGCTCTTTTTTAAAGCTGGTTGTAAGTGTTGATGTAATTGCCATAATATTATAGTTTCCTAATTAAATCGGCAGCCTCTTTTAAGCCTGCTTTATCTAATTGATTATTAATTGTAATCCTATCAGATTTTATAGCATTTTGCATATATAGTTCAATAAGTTTTTCTATATTGTCTTTGTAGGTCTGAACCTGTTTTTTTATTTCTTCAGGCGCATCATCACTAACATGAATCATTTTTTCTATACAACGCTTTGCCCAAAACTCAGTAGAGTGTCCTCCTTCATCTGTTGTATGAACCTCTATTACTCCTAGCTCTGGACCAGCTTTATAACTCATTACCATTTGTTAGGCTCTCCTACTTTATTTTTTTTAAGGTGGCTGTCATTCCTGTCCATCAAAACAGGCTCTTGTTCTTGTTTGTATTGAACAACTTGACTTCTTTTTTTAGCAATCAATATTCCATTCTCATCTGTAATAACAACCAAAGGATCATCTAGCCTATGATAACCATAAAGCTTTTCATCTGCGGGAACTGCTGTGTCAAGCAAATAACTTGTATGCGCAACCTCAACTTGAATGCCTTGGTTCATAGCTTTGCTTAACCAAAACTCTACAGATGCTCTGCCTGATTCAGCAAAATGTAAATTACCTTTATAACTAAAATCAATTCCAAATAATTTTATTTTTGCAACTTTATTCCAAACAGCAAATGCTACTGCATAAGAAACTGTGTTGTTTAAATAATTACAACCACATGCACTTAATACTTCTTGAATAGGATATTCAACCAGGCCAGGACAACGATCATCTAACTCACATGTATAAACCGGGCCTTCGTGTTCTGTAAGAAGTTTAGACATACTATCAGTTTGTCCCCCGGCATCATCAGTATCTAAGAATCTAGACGCTGGATCCATCATAAATACTCTGTCATGAAATATAACTGATGCTACTGAATTGATAGCCCACACTTCATCAAAGTGTGCACCGTGTGATTTTGCTAAATTATAATCGAACCAACTACTGCCCATGCCGACAATAGCCACAGTTTTACCTTCAAGCTTCTTGATTGGTTTCATTTTCTCTCTCTCCTTTATGTAACCGTTGTTCTAAGCGAATCGTATCTGTATTCGTCTCTCCTTCCTCGTGCTTCAGCTTTGTTTTTCAGCCTAGCCATTTCTTGTTGAAATCTGTTTTCGTATAAACCCATCATATCAGCATCGCCTTTCATAAATATATAGGCTTCTACTAAGCAGCCATACAACAATCCATTTCTAGCATGATCAGACATCCAAGTTCCAGTTGTGTCTGTAACCAAAGAATTGGGTTTATATAAATAATGAAGTTCAGTTGTATAATTTTGGTCTGGAACTGGAGCAATAATTAAACTTGTTTCTTCTGTTCCAGTATTTAAGTTTTTATCAAAGTCACCATAATACAAAGGAAGGCCTCTTGCTCCTGAGTCTGTTGGATCTGGTGCGTATTCTTGCATAAAACTGGGATGTTTTTTATCTAGATAATGATAGTCTCCATTGGCATCAATAACAGATAAAGAAAAAGATAATTCAAAATCATCTGGAGCTGTTAAAAATCTAGATCCAGCGCTCATGGATCCTTGTACGTTTCTTCTAAAATAATCAAACTGAACTAATTCAAATATTCTTTCTTCTGTATTTTTAATTATGTCATCAAGAGTATTAACAAAAGTAGTTTCACTATTTTGCACATAGTTTTGAATTAACGTTTTTAATTCTGATAATGTTAAAGGACTGCTCATATTAAGTATTTAATTGGCCACCCATGCCTGAGTGATTGCTACAGTAATAATAAAGCGTAGGTGCTCCTGATGCAACTTCTATCTGAGTATATGCTCCTGAACTTCCGGGAGTTCCGCTTGTTGTAACGCCTGTTGTATACTCAGATCCACCAGCATGAGTTCCATTTGAGGTTGTAGAAATTCTTAATGGGTGGTTGCTGTTTGTGCTGTCAGATTGATCAAATTTATATATTTGTCCTTCTGTTAAAGATAAAGTAGGAGTTCTAGCTCCATCTATATAAAAATAATTTGATCCCAAGTAATCTGCTACTGTAACAGTATAAGTTGTTGTAGATGGAGATGGGGTTGGACTCGGAGTAGGACTTGGGCTTGGCGATACTGATCCATCTGTGCTGACAGTTATAGTTCCAATGTCTCCTGTTGATTGTGGAACCAAAAAGTTTGATCCTACAATATCTGAGCTCATGTAATGTTGTTCATAAATATTTGTATAGATAACAACTACATATCCTTCACCCACTTCTTTATCAGTGTTTGGTCTAGGCTCATATAAAGCCTCTGGATCCATTACATGAGGAAGCGGCTCTAGCTGAGGATGTTTAGGTTCCCAGCACTCTGGACAAGTCTTGAGACCATTCCATTCTTTTTTTAATTGATTGAGAGGATACTCAAATGCACATCTATCACATTGTGCTATTGCATACTTACCTGAAGCATATGCCATGGTTAGTAGCCTTTGCTGTAAGGAGCTATTCTAAATGATGCTCGATCTTCATCCTGTGATAGAGCTCTTTCAAACTCTTCTTCGTACATTTGTTTTAACATGCCAACTCTGTCAGGAGCTTTCTTAATTGCAATGTAATATGCAAGTCCAGCTGCAAAACAAGGGTAAAACCTAAAAGGCATGTCCATGGTATTAGTCCCGGCGTCAGCATCATCCATTCTTACTAGTTTGTTAAAAACTAATACGTCAGTAGAGTTTTCTGGTGCTGGCCATATTTTTAAAACAGGGGTAATTAACTTGTCTAGAAAAAATTGAGAAGGTCTAGACTTGGTTGATTTGGTTGGAATGTTTAAATATTCACTTCTGCTAACTCTAGACATTTGAAGATCTAAATTTGTTCCATCAGTGTTTCTTCTTATTGAACAATCTAATATATCAATAACGTTAGAATTTAAAGTGTAGTCATTTTGACCTTCAGTAACTGTTTGCGTTACTTGTTCTATGGTCCACTGATTAAGACCGCGGTTGGCCCACTCAGCAAGCATAAGATTAATAGACCGTCTTGCAGTTTTTAAATCATAGCCAGTTCTAAGTTCTAGGCCGCATCTTTCAAATGCTTCCTCTACGAACTCAGCTACGTTTGGTTCAAAGTCTGTTGTTCCTGATAATGCCATTATGAATATTTAGTTTTTTTTCTTCTGTTGCTCATTACTTTACCACAACCTCTAGCAATTCTCCTCACCTCTCCACCGTTTTTCATAGTTTTAACATTGGTTGGTTTTGGTCCAGTATTATTAGCAGCTCTCTTTCTTTGAACTGCGCTTTTCTTTTCTGATGCAGACATTTCAGCTGCTTTCTTTTTTGGTACACATTTTGGATAGCCGCCTTTACCAGCTTTCTTTCTACCACACTTAGGATGCTTTCCTTTTACTTTACGAGATATGTCTACCCATTTTTCGTCAAGCCATGTTTGTAATTGTCCCATTATCTAAGTCTTTCTTTTAATACAATGCCTTGTCCTTTTATATTAACAAGCCCACCTTCTTTCATTTTTTTTGCTTTAGATTTTTTTGCATAGTTTGGATCTTTGCAATATTTAGATGCTGCTAAATTAGCATATGCACTAGGATACACATCAAAAGTTCTTTTAGCCCAAGCTTTTCCTTTTGCACATATTTTTCCTTTGCTTTTTACTTTAGCCATTTAACATTTCCATCTTCGTCTTGCTTGACGTATTCTTGAATTAGGATTGTTCCTAGTTTTAGCTGAACTTCTTTTAAGTTGTCCAAGTGATCTAGCGCAATAAGACTTACGTCTGTTAGCATCCTTGCTTCCTTTTTTAACACTTCCTGTTACAGCAGTTTTAAGTTTAGAACCTGGATTAGCTTTACGATAAGCGGCTACACCCTTTTTAGTCATACCAGCCCCGGACTTGGTAGGTCTATAGTTAGCGCCTTTGCCTTTGGTTGTTCTGCGTATAGGTTTTGCTTTTTTTCTTTCGGCCATTACTCAGGATAAGGTCTATTCTGAATTAATATTATATCTAAAGCAGCAGAAACGGTAACTGTTCCTCCTGCTGAGTCTGCTTTAGCCCTAACTTCTATATCTGTTTTTTCAGTAAAT